CACCGCCAGTGTATAGGCCGCGTTCGGCCGCGGGTAGAGCCCACAGCGGAACCGGCCGATGGGGAACCATTGTCTCGGGGTTCCCGGTCCGTCGCTCATCCAGCTCGGATGGACGGCCCCCAGCGCCTGGATATCCCCCCGGCTGAGCAGCGCCCCCGCGATCCTCAGCTCGAGGACCTGGAGGATGCCAGCAGGGAACGGAACCATCGTGCGCCCGGGCGTGAGAGTCAGGCTCGTGCTCCCCTGGGGCCGGCCCGCCAGCAAGGCGAACATGCTTTGCCCCTCATTGATGCCCCGCGACAGAATGGGATCCGTCCAGACGAGGGGGGTCGTCCCCTGCTCGGCGAGGGCGTTCAGCGCGGCCTGCTTGATCTGGCCGAAATTCATGGCTTGTTCTTGTGCGGACAGTACCCGTACCGTCCCAGCGCAAAGTTACAATTATGACAAAGCACTCCGAATCCCTTGGGGAACCCGCGCACCCTGTACCAGGAAGGGGTCAAAGAAAAGAGGCCGAGAGATTTTCGGTGCTGCCTGCCACCTCCATTTAGGTGGTGAAGGGCGAGGAACTCCAGCCGTTTCTCTCCGCAGCATCGGCACTTTCCGCCGTAATGGTCCAGAACCTGCTGGCGAAGCCGTCGGTAGCCCTGTCGATTCGCCGCATTGGTCTCCTTTGGATGCACGGCTCGCCAGCGATTGTTCGTCTTCCGCCGCTTCGCCTTGTGTTTTGTGTAGTCGCGTCGGTGATACTCCGCGCATCGCTCCGCGTTCTCCTGCCGCCAGCGACGGTGCCACGCCAATGAGTGCTTGAGGTTCTTTCGCCTCCACCGACGAAGCCACCGATTGCACTTGGCGCGGTTGCGTTTCTTCCAAGCAAGGTCGCGGCGCCGTTTGTGTTCCGCTGCGGTATCCATGCTCACAACGTATCATAGATTCATCGTGTGTAGGAAGAAAATCATTCATGGGAGTCCGAAACTTTCGGCATCGTGAACCGGCAAAAAGTCATCCAGCATCCAAGCCGGCCGCCCCATCGGCATCCACTTCCGAATCGCCCCTTGCAGTCCCAGGTCCATGTGCTGGGCTTCCTCGAGGCTCCGGGTCGCCTTCGCCTCCGCCCGGTCCAGGACCTTGCTCAGGGCCATGAGCTTCTTCTGGTCTTTCTCCTTCACGATGGCCAGGGCGAGGGCGTCGGGCATGGTGACGTCCATCAGGAGGGACGACGGGATGATGCCGGTATCGCTCGCCGTGCCGATCTCCGTCAGGGGGCTCACCCGCTTGTAATAGGGGATGCGCACGGTCACGGCGCCCGTGGGGATCGGCCACAGCTCGATCTGGACGCAGTTGTTCGCGGCCAGCCCGCGGTAGACGAAGTGGAGCGGGTCGCTGCCCGTGAAGGTCCGCTGGGGGTCGGCCCGCATGAGGTCGTCCACGGACCATTCGGTGATGTCGAACCATTCGACCATGTTGTCGATGCGCCGCAGGTCCGCCGGCATCGTATAGAAAGTGAAGAAGAGCGTGTAGGAGCTGCCCGAGGCCACGGGCGGGTTCGGGTACGGCGCCTCCAGCGTGAGGATCTGGCCCACGGGATCGACGTTGTTGACCTTCAAGAAGCCAATATCCGTCCCCACGCGGAAGAAGCCGCCGACGTCGTTGGTCGAGAAGCTCGTCCCCGTCCCCTGGACCAGCGTGGGCGTCCCGGAAGAAATGGCGATGGTCCCGTCGCCCCGCTGGGGGATGGTATTGATGGTCGTTTCGTTCTTGGCCTGGGACCACGAATAGTTATCCAGCAGCTCGCTGTAGCGGTCCTGAAGGAGGACTTCGGCCTCGCCGGCGTCCACCAGCTCGCCGGTCAGGATCCGGATGCGCGTCTTCATCTGCGTGAGGGTGAGGCTCATGCGTTTATCGCCGGCAACGGCGCCGCGAACAGCGATAGGGACTCACGGCTGGCGCTGCCCCTGAGACAAAGCCGTGCGTCGGCAGGTACTTGACACTCCCCGGCGAAAATCCAATGCCCTTGCACAGAATGAATTTCACCATCAGCTTGCCCGCGTGCGAGAGGTGGGATTCGTGCCATCGTCCAGGGTAAACGTCTCCGCCGTGGTCGCCCGGTCAAGCTTCTTGACGGTGATGGTCGTACCCGCGATGGAGAACTCCACGAGCCCCTGCAGGAGCATGAAGAAGAATTGCTCCGCCGTGGGCGCGGCGCCTAGGGCGGCGTAGCCCTCGGTCATGGCCTGCTGGAACAGGCGCGCATAGAGGCTATTCCGCTCCCCTACCGTCAACGCCATCGCATCCCCGGCCTGCGCGGCGGTCTTGGCGGGGTCGTAGGCGGCCGTCAAAGCGAAGCCAGCCTTGTCGGTGAGCGCCCGCGCCGCCGTCGCCCACACCTTATCGGCGGCACCCTGCGCGAACGCCCCAGCGGCGCTCAGGATCGCGTCGACGAGGCCGCTGGAGAGTGCGTTCGGCGTCCCAGCCGCATTGTCCGTGAGCCAGCGCAGCAAGGCGACTTGGAGGTAGCCACTCGCCGTCAGCGCCGCAGGAGCCGTCGCAAGCCAGAGCTTCACGTCGGCGGGGAGCTTGCCCGACGAGAGGGCATCCGGTGTGCCGCCCTTCCACTGCTCCACGTCCGCCTGCACCCCCACGCCGCTGAGGGCCGAGGCCCCGCCGCCGAGCACTTTGCCTCCCACGTCGCCCGTCACGGACGCGACTGCGCCTCCCGCGTAGGTGCTGCGCGAGGAGATGGCCGCGTCGAGATTTGCCAGGTTCCCCTTGTTCGCATCGACCACATCGAAGAAGAACTCTACGTCGTCGATGGTGCCTTCCGTGCCGCGGCCGATGACGGGGCCTATGGTGCCAGTGTCCGTCGTGGAAGAAGTCCAGTAGTACCAGCCATTCGAGATTTCCGTGAGGTTCGTTGCGCCCGCCGAGGGGTCGCCGAACGCCGCATGGTTCTTGGAAATCTTCAGCGCAATGGTCTTGCCCGTCGCTGGGGAGATATGATCGCTAGCGAGATACGCCTTACAGACGACGGTGCGCGCGATGGACTGCGGCCACTCTGACAGTTGGGTTGCCACTTAGTACCCTTGGCGCGAGAACATGGGAGCGCCCCCACCCGCCTTCACCAGCACGTCCGCGCTCCAGAGCTTACCCGTCACGACCCCTGTGGCCCCGTCGCTGGAATAGCCGGTGATGCCGACGTGGGTGTTCTCGGCGATGGCCGTGTCGGTCAGGTTGTGCTGCTGCACCCCACCCAGGTAGCTCGTCAGGGTCGAGCCGTTGACTTGGCCCTTCAGTACGTAGTCCGTCGAGGCGTTTAGCGTAGCCGCAATGTCCGACCCCAACGTCGTCTCGGACCCGCTGACGAACTTCGCGAGGTGGATTTTCTGTGTGTCGAAGATGGCGATGACATCGTAGTACGTCTGCGTGCCGCTGTTTGGGTCTTTTCGGAAGATGACGCCGATGTTGTGGTAGTTGGCGACGCTCCCGCTGTTGATGGTCCACTGTACCCAATGGTTGATCTGCGATAACGTAGCTACGACAAAAGCCCACGAGTTCGTCCCACTCGCCGTGATCTCGCCCTTGAGCGACCGCACCGCCCACGTCCCGCCACCAGTCGTCCACGTCTGGTCCGGGCCGAGGCCGTTGTTGGCCTTGTTGAAGGACTCGGAGAGTTCGGGGGCGCCGCCCTGCACGGCGACGAGCTGGTAGAGGAGTTGCCCGCCGAGCCAGATGTGGTAGATGTCCGGCCCAGGGGTTCTCATCGGCAGAAGCGGCTTCCAGCGCGTGCCGTCCCACGCGCCCTGTTGGAGGAGCAGCCCCGAAATGATTTGGCGAAGCGTCGTCCCGCTCAGGTTAAGACCGAGCTTGGACGACACTGCCGTCTGGACGGCGAGCGAGGGCGCGTCCAAGCCCACGTCCGGCCCGAGGTACGTCATCCCCGGCTGGTCGTTGCGCTTAGGCTGTGAGAGGAGGCAGTACCCGGAAGCCTTGGTGCAGTCGGGGCGGAGGTCGATCATGCCCCATCCGTCCTGGTCCGAGCCGACGGGGACGAAGGGGTTGGCCTTCGGCAAGCCCGTGGGCGTGCCGTCGCCAAGGATGGTGGAGAGGTAGAGCTCCATCGAATCCTTCGGTGTGCCGCTCAGCCCAGCCGGCGCTTCAGGGCCGTGATCTCATTCTGGATCGTGTCCCGCTGGGAGGTCAGGTCGTCCACGGCCTGCCGGAGCTCGTCGCGCTGGCGCCCCAGGGTCTCGTCCGCCTGCGCCTGCTGAACCGTCAGGGCGTTGGCGATCTCCTGCACGCGACGGCGATAGCCTTCCTCCGCATCGGCCAGGTTCTTCCGGACGACGGCCAAGCGAGACTCCTTGTCCCCGAGGTCCTTCTGGGCGGCCTCGACGCTGCGGTCCACGTTGGCCCTGTGCTCCGCGAACGCCTGGTCGAGATCCCGGACCCGCGCCGTGTGCTGGGCTTCCAGGGCATCGAGCCGCTGCCGGGCCGTCTGCTCCTTGCCGGCCGCATCGAGGACGACCTGATCCCTCCGCGCCACGGCCTCGCGTTCGCGTTGCTCCGCCCCGGCGGCGGCGGCGAGCACCTCGCGGATCCTCGCGAAGGCATGAAAGTGCTTCACCAGCCCGCCCGCGAGAGTCAGGGCCTCTTCGAGGGGGATCGTCTCGTCTGCCATGGCTGCCTCGCTATCCCGGCGTCACGGAAAAGCCGTTCATGGTGATGGCCCCGCTTTCGGTGCCGGAGCCGCCCGTGAGAATGGCCTGGACCAGATTGCCCTTCGTACAGGGATGCCCGCTCTCGCCGAAGTCGATGGCCCCGGCCCCGTGAATGTATTTCGAGGCGATCTCCGTGGTGCCATCGAAGAGCCGGATCTGTCCGTCGGTGGTCGAGGTCTTGAAGCTCGCATCGACGGTCACGATGACGTGCTGCTTCCCGGTCACGGCCGCGTGGGTCGCCGTCACCGTCGCCGCGGGCGAATCGGCGTATTCGACCCAATGCTCGGCGAGCTTGGACATGAACCAATCGAGTAGGTGCATCGTGTCACCCTCTCAGCGGCCGCCGGCCGCGCATGGAGACGGGAAAGTCCCCCGGCACGAGGTCGCGCAGGTCCGCCGCCCACAACCACCGGGAGACCTCCTGCAGGTCGTGCCGGCTCTGAATGGGCGGCGCGTACCAATCGAACGTGTCGAGCACCCTCCACCGCCACCGGGGGTGGGTGCTGACCGGCATCAGCCCCCCGAACCCCCGGGTGAGCACGGCCGCGTGGCAGAGGGCGTACAGGAGCCGATGCGGCAGCTTCGGCGTCCAGCGCCGCAGCCGGTCGGCCCGCCGGGCCCACGATCCCATCTCGCCGTACACCCAGATCGCCAGCTCCCCGCCGGGCTTCACCAGGCGGGACAGCTCGTACACGCCGAGGCCCGGCCAGGGCGTATGATGGAGGACTCCGAGGCAGTAGACCTTGTCGAAGGTCCGCGGCGGGAAGGGCGGGGCGAAGAGATCGGCCTTCGCCACGCGACCGGCCGGGGCGGCGGTCTGCACCGCGCCGCTCAGGTCGAAGGCCGTCACGTTGCCCCCCCACCGCCGGACCACATCGGCGAAGCGCCCGCTGCCGCACCCGGCGTCCAGGACGCGCCGCCCCTGAATATCGGCCGGGGTCCAGCCGGTTTTCACGTGGAACGTCTCGTCGCTCTCGTCCCCGAACTGGGTCCGGGAGTGCCGGGACCATTCGTAGCCGAAGGACGACACGTATTCCTTCATCGGCCACCAATGATGCAATGGCTCCAGGGCGCCGAGGAGGGAAGCGGTCCCCCGAAGCCGAACGCTTCAATGACCGTCCACCCCACGCTCTGGCACTCGTCCCTCACTTCCTGGAGATAGAGTGTCCGCTCGCCCATCGTGGGCTCGTCGTGCGCCAGGCCGAACGGGCTGGGCCAGCAGACGACGTGCACCCTGCCGGCCTCCCGGAGGCGCTCCAGCATGACCCGGCGCATCGCGTGGTCTTCATGCTCGATGACGCCGAGGCTCGTGGCCACGTTCCAGCCACCGAAGCCCTGGCGGACGTCGCCGTGGTGCAAGAGCGACCGGAGGCTGCACCGCTGCCAGGGCATCGACGCGGCCAGCCACAGGACGGACTGGTCATCGTCCACACCCACGACATCGTAGCCATAGCCGCTGAGGATGGCGGCTGCCATGCCGATCCCGCAGCCCAGCTCGATCAGACGGCACGGCGGGGGCGCGAGCGTTCGGATCCGCCCGAACACGGGTTCCATGTATTTCACGGAATCGAGAAAATAGGCCCACGGGTTCTGGTAGCGCGCGAGGGCGCGCCGGAACCAGGGCACCCAGGACGGCCGCTCTACGGTCGCTGGCCGCAGGTCGGGCACCGCGGAGTCGCTGTCTCGTCGATCAGGCTCTCCCATTCCTCCACCATCCGGTCAAGGCCGAAGCGTTTCCGCACGAGCTCCTGGCCACGTACCCCCAGGATCTCCCGCAATTCCCGGCTCGACTGCAGGACGTGAATCCGGTCCCGAAAGAGGCTTTCTTCGTAGGGCCACACGGTCGGCAGGTCCCGCAGGAGCTCGAGATTTCCGAGCGTCCCGTAGGCGACCACGGGGATCCCGTGGGCCATGGCCATGCCGATGGCGTTGGAGCACCCCTCGCTCCGGGAGACGTGGGCGTAAATCCCCATGTTGTGCCACGGGACATCGGCCTCGTAATGAAAGACGTGCTCCTGCCGCGTCCCGGGCTGGCCGTCGAGCCGGGGCAAGCCGGACATGATCCGCCGATGGGCTTCGTGGTCTTTCTCGATCCGCCCCCGGCCGGCCGTGGCCACGAGGCGATTCTCGTGGTCGATGGCGGGCGACTCGGGCCAGCCGTTCCGGATCAGCCGCAGCTTCTCCCTCGGCCAGCCCTCGAGGTCCCGCGCGCTGGCCAGGACGTGCTGGGCGTTGCAGACCATGGCGGCCGTCCCCCGCGCGGCCAGCCGGCGCATCGCCCGGAGCTTCCGGGGCATCCGCGCGTGCTGGGGGAACACCGTCAGGTCCCCCCAGGAGGCGCAGCGCCGGCCGATGACGGGGATGTCGAGCCCCGTGGCCGCCAGCGAGACCAGCGTATGCGGCAGGGGGAGGCCCCCAATGACCGCATGGGGCCGGAAGCGCTTGAGTGCCCGCCGCCAGCTTCCCAAGATGCCGGCGTAGGCCAGGCGCCCGGGCAGGAGGCGCGCGCGCCGAATCAACGGACGGCACCAGCGGGACGCCCATCGCTCGTTCTCGCTCGACGCCATGAGCCAGAATTCGACCTCGTGGCCCCGCTTGTGCAGTCCGCCGGCCAGGAGCGCCATCTGGAATTCGGCGCCCCCGCCGTCGAGGGAATAGAGCGTGATGGCGATGCGCACGGTTATCTCGCCCCCATGCGAATGTCGGGCGGCAGGTTGCCCATCCAGCCGCTCAGACCGGTCGAAGACATCGGCATCGGCCAGTCCCTCGTCTCGTCCTCGTATCCGGGAACTCTGAGCTGGCGCCGCCTGAGTCTTCGGATCAGGGCATCCTTCGTGTTCGTGTCGAGGAGCCCCAGGGGGTGCAGGCGGGACAGGTCAAAGGCCCGGAGCTCTTCCTCCGCACCACCCATCCGGCCATAGAGCATCCCCGCATAGCCCCGCTCCTGGAGATCCCGCGCCATCTCGAAGCCCCGCTGGGGACCGTGAAAATCCGCCAGCTTGATAAAGAGCTTCCGGAACGCCGGGTCGCTGAAGCGCCCAATCTGCTCCGGCGGAATGTCCACGCCGACGCGGAGGACCTGACCACTCGCCTGTCCGCCAAGGCTCCACGCGCGGGCATAGTGGGGGTCTTTCGTGAGCGACACCCCCGCCGGCTCGTAGTCCCAGAGCGGGATATCGGTCCCGATCTTCGCCGGGGAGAATCCCTCGGACAGGATCTTCTCGGGATGCTGCGCGCCGTGGAACCACGCCTCCGGCATCCCCTCTCGTACGGAGCGCATGGCCATCGGGATGCGTTCCGGCAGCACGCCGATGCGCGCCTGGCCCGGCCCGCTGCCCAGCAGCATCGAGAGCGCCATGGCCACCTGCGGCAGCTCGGCCTCCCGCTCGACGGGCGTCCCCGCGGCCACGGGCGCAATCGCCCGCCCGGTGAAAGGGCCTTGAAGCCCCGTGGCCGGCGGCGTGCCTGCGGGGGGCGCCGCCAGCCGCATGAGCGCCCGGCCGATGGGAATGATGCCCGGCGTCTGACTCCGGAAGGCCTCCGCCAGGCCGCTGAGGAGGTCTTCCAGCCCATCGGCCATGGGTCATCGAACCTGTCCGGCCCCGACGAGCCATAAGAGAATCAGCAGGCTCGTGTCGGCCATTCTGAAGGGATGCGCCCACAGGCACGTGACGGCGATCCCGGCCACGCCGGCGGCCATGGCGGGCGCCCACGGGTCCGGAGAATGGCCCAGGCGCCACAGCGTGGTGGCCAGGTAGCCCAGGGTCGGGACGAGGATCAAAGGCCCGTGCTCGAAGACCGCCTGTGCCCAATCGTTGTGCAGGTGCCGGATCGTTTGGCCGGGGGTGGCGTACTCCCGAAGTCGTATGGCCTCCTCCGTGGGCACGAGGCCTTGCTGGGGTCTCCCGTCGGCCATCCAGAACCACCACCCCCAGGGCCCGGTCCCGGTCCAGCGGACGATCCAGGGGAACTTCTGCCACCGGAGGAAGCTCTGGCGCAGGCAGGCGTCCCGCTGCCGTCCCGTCGGCCCCATCCAGGCAACCACGGCCACCGCGCCAGCACCCCCCAGGGCTGCCACTAGGACGCCAGGAGCGGCCGGGGCCATGAGGACGGCCACGTACACCCCCGCGGAGACGAGGGCGGCCACCCAGGCGCCCCGGGAGCCCGTCAGCCACATGCCCCAGAGGAGGATCAGGCCCAAGAACGCCCAGGGGATGACATGGTATCCCTGGGCATGCAATGTCATCCCGGCCACCCACGGCAGCAGCCAGGCGAAGGCTGGTCCGGCGAAGAAGGGGTTATCGAGCGGCGCGCAGAGATTGGGCGATTGCGTATGGTAGACGTAGGCCAGCCTCGTGAAGGGGATTTTCAAGGGGACCTCCACATTGAACGGGTCGATCCCCCGGGTGATAATCATAACGCGGAGCGTCGTAGACAGCACGATCCCCAGACAGCAGACTGCCACTGCGGCGGCCATGGCCAGGTGCCATCCTGGCCTGGGGAGGGCTACGGATAACAGGTCGTAGACACCCCCCCAGGCCACGATGGGCGGCAGCGAAAGGGTCGAGTGCGCGATGGGAGGCTTCAGGAGGGCCGAAAGAACAATCACCGCCAAAGACAGACCGACCCACCGCTCCGGGCAGGCGCCGGCTACCAAGAGCCCGGCGCCCACCCAGAGATAGTGGTGGCGCTTATCCCGCTCCGTGGGCCCGAAGGGGCCTAGATTGAGCAGGACCAGCGCGACGGCGGCTGCGAGCAGGCCGCCGAGCATGTCACGTCCCGATGACCGCGACGTACGCGCCGGCCACCGAGGCCGACTCGTGGAACGTGATCGTGCTGCCGGAGAACGTCACGCCGATGGCCGTGGCGGCGCTCTGCCCCGTGGCGATGACGGCCTCGATGGTCGTCAGCCCGGTGACCAGCGTGTCGCCGTCGGTCACGGTGCCCAGCGCGTAGAGCTCGACGTAGCGGTCTCCGAAGACGTGCGTGAACTTGCTGGTCGGCGTGAGAGCGCCCATGGGTCACCCCCTTACGCCGAGGCTAAGGTGCCGAAGACGTTGCAGTCGATATCGACGGGGTTCAGCCCGCTGTTGGTGGACGCCACCGTGCACAGCGCCCTTCCCAGCAGAAGATCGACGGCGCTGGAGCTGGAGGTTCCGCACTTCCCCGCCGTGGTCGTGCCGATCACGGCCACCCCCAGCACGATGGCCGCGCTCGCCTTCGTCCCGCAGTTGGGATGCACGCCCCCGAACTGGACCCAGCCGTAGTAACCGGCCGTGATGCCGCCGGCCGCCACCACCGAGCCCAGCATGTTCCGGGACTTCGTGGTCGCGCTGGTGTTCTGGATCCCATGGAAGACCGACCGGATCCGCATGTTCGCGGTCGCGGACGGCGCGGTCGAGAAGGGATAGAGGCTGTCGATGGTAACCACCGTGGTCGTGTTGGCCACGATGATGCCGGACTCGCCCTCGGGGGCGCCCCCGGCCACTGCCTCGGTCTCGTCGATCAGCTCCTTCCCGATGTGCGCCGAGGCCGTCAGGCCGGCGGCCGTCTTGGTGACGGACACCGTCGTCCCCGACGTGATCGAGCTGATCGTCACGTCGGCCGCCCGGCAGACCCAGTCCCCCAGGGCGAGCGTCGTGCTGGTCTCGGCGCTCTTGATATACTGCATGAACCGGGGCCCGTGCGCGTCGGCGAAGAAGCCGAAGCCGCCCGGCGTGAACCGGGGGCTCAGGTCGTTCGCCTCCAGGTCGGGCCCGGCCAGGTGGATCATGTTGGCGAGATTGTAATAGCTCTGGGTCAGCATCTCCTCTCCTTGTTGGGCCGCAAACGCGGGTCCTCTCCCGCGGCGCCGTGAAGGGCCTTACTGCACGTTGTCGATCCGGAAGTTGTACCGGGGCGCCGGCACGACGACGTTGCAGTAGTTGATGATCTGCCCGACCTGGGTGTCTTCGTCGTGCACCTCGAACATCCCGCGGAGCCGGAAGTCGTTGCCCTCCAGCACCCAGAACTCGAGGAAGTCGGTGTTCACGCCGTAGATGGTCCCGTTCGTCCCGTCGTCCGTGACGTGCGGGTCCACCACGGCGTCCGCCCCATTGATCTGCCAGGAGTTGAACCCGACCTTGCGCAGGTCCTCGGCGACGTTCCGCTCGGAGGGCTGCGACCGCTCCCAGCCCTTGTTCCAGAGGCGCTGGGACATGAGCAGGAGGTCGGGCTTGCGCTTCCCGAACGTCACCTTCCCCATCTGGGTGTTGATCATGGCGAAGGAGAAGGCGCCCCCTGTGGTGTTCACGGAGGCCTTGATGGCCGTGCCCTGCTTGCTGGTGTCGCGGGTGATCCCGCCGTAACTCAGGGTGTCGTCGATGGCCACCCGCAGGCCGTCGAGGGCCTTGGAGTTGTTGCCCGTCCCGTCGCCATAGAGGTCGAGACCGATATCCTCGGCCAGCGTCCGCTCGGCGACCTGCATCTGGGTCTCCATCCAGTCGATGACGGCGAGCTCGCCCCGGTTCACGGCGATGTCCAGCCCATCGGCCGCCATCTCCGCGCGGTAGCGCTTCCAATTCAGCCGGCCCTCCGTCATGAATTCCTTGAAGGCCGTGCCGAACTTGTCGCCCTTGCCGTAGGACCCGCCCGGCAGCTTGTCGTAAATGAAGGGGAAGGTGATGGGGCTGCCGCCCATCGTCTTGACCTTTTCCTTGGTGTTCAGGCGGACGAACAGCGGGTTGTCCACGAAGAAGGCATCGTAGACCACCCGCTTCCGCTTGACCTCATACGTCGAGGTCACGACGTTGTTGAGCTGGTCGTTGGTCACCGGAAGCGCCATGGTGCTCCGTGCTCCGCCGGCCCCACTCCGGCGTCCCCCTTACCGGCTGGGCAGCGGCGCGAGGGGGCGCGCCGTTTTCGGGCTGCAGACCCTAGCCCAGGCTGGCGTCCCGGTGGACCCGGGACGGCTCAGCGACGTCCTGCGACGATCTTCAGGATCGCGGCGTTCTCCTCCGCGGCGTTTTTCGGCTCGCCCACACCGGAACTGCCGGGGCGCGCCCCACCGCGCAACGTGGTGATCTCCCGGTTCGCCTGCTCCTGGTCCCACGTCGCCTTGGCCTCGGCAACGGCCGTGGCCACGGCGGCCTTGAGATTCGCGGCCTGTTCCTCGGGCCCCGTGATCTGCCCGGCGGCGACCTCGAAGAGCTTCTCGGCATCGGCCGTGGCCAGATCGCGGCTGCGCTTCAGGAGGTCCTCCACGTCGATCTTTGGGTTCTTGAGATGGAGCCCCAGCGCGCGGCGGAAGAGATCCCACTCGCGCCGGTGGCCCCCGAACGTGTCCTCGAACCGCTTGACGAACTCCTGTTCTTTGGTGTTGAGGAACCCCAGCACGTTGTCCTTCAGCCAGCGTTGATTGAGGTCGAACACGGCCTTGAACATCCGGAGCGCCTGCGTCTTGGCGTCGTGCTGGTCCCACCCATCGAACTGCGCCTCGAAGGCGGCGGGGTCAAACTCGCCCTCCCCGCCAGCCTTCCCCTCCGACTTCGGGGGCCCCGCCTTCCTGGCCTTCTCCTGCTTGTCGAACTCCGCGGCGCCGTACTTGGCCCAGTATTCGACGGCGTCCAGGCCGCCGAGCTCGTTGATACGCTCCACGAGCTTCTGGTGGCCGCGCAGGGTGCCCAACTCCGTGCCCTGCTCGCCGAGCTTCTGGCTCAGCTCGTGGTGCGCCTGCGCCACGTCCTGCAGGCTCTTCCCCTCCCACTGCTTCATGTATTCCGGAGGGGTGGGGTTCTGGTTTTTCTCCTGCGGATTCGGTTCCGGCATCAGACTGCCCTTTCGGATCTGTGCCGACCGCCCGGCTGCCCGTGCCCGGCTGCCCGGACTCCCGGACCGTCACGGACCGCGGCGTCGTGCGTTGGTCCTATAGGATCTCCTATAGGACGTGCGTCCCCTCCACCTCCCGCGTCTCGCGGTCGCGCGTGCGGTGGTCCAGCCAGTGGAGGGCTTCCTCGAGCTTGGTCAGGGCCAGGGCGTTCTCCCGGCAGCGGAACTTGCTGCCCTGATAGAATTGCAGCCGCCCGATGGCGGCCTGGATCACGCCCTCCACGAAGGCCCCGTTGGGCTCCCGCCGCTCCGGCCCTCGGCCCAGCGGCCCGTCTTGCCACTGGATGGCCAGGCCGACGCCCGTGGTCGCGCCCCCGGCGGGATGCCCGTGTTCATCGCTCTCGTGCTTTTCCAGGAGGTGCTGTCGCATGGTGTCCTCCGTTCGAGGATCGTCCTGACCGTCAGGTCGTGATCTTCCCCGAGAAATTCCCGTGGCTCTCGCCCGTGCCCTTGGCCAGGTCTTCATCTTCCGGCTCGGCCTGGACGAGGCCCCGGATCAGGTCCCCGATGCGGTCGGCCATGCGCGGGTACTCCCGCGCGGCCTCCTGCAGCAGGGTGACGGCCCGCGCGATCTTCTGGTGGGCCGTTTCGGGCCGCTGGTTCAGCCGCCGGGCAAGTGCCTGGAGCGGGGAGGGCCCCCTGTCCCCCCCGGACACCCCCGGGATCCCCGGCGGCAGCGGCGGCAGCGCCACGGCCTACTGCCTCCGGGACGCGCGTCGAACGCGCCCGCGCCTGCCCCCACCCGCCCGGCGCCCCTCGAAGGTCGGGGCCGCCTTGCCCCGCGGGTCCACCGGGCTGATGATGTGGGTGCCTTTTCCACCCTTCCGCGCCATGACTGCTCCTTTCCTGTGTGGGAGATGCTCCGTGCGTGGAAGTGCCCGGAGGGGCGCGTGCCCCTCCGGGCTCCCTCCGATGCGTTCCCTGGGGCGCTACACCTTCCGGTGCTTGACGCCCCGGCGCCGCCGGACCTTCTTCATCTTCTTGGTGTGGCGAGCCATACGAATCACCTCCTTCCTGCGGGCTGTCCTCAGCTCACCCGCTCCCCGCTGCGTGCCGGCGAAGGATCGCAGACGGGCCGGACGGAACTGAGCCGGGGCGGCCCCTTGGCAGTCCGTGCTCCGGGAGCCCAAAAAGAGAACGCCTCCACCCCCCCCACGTGGGATGGAGGCGTTCTCTCCCGGCCTGCGCCCGCCCCGTTAGCAAGACGGGGCGTGGGCGTGCTGTGCTACGTCATTTCATCGCGCGCTGGCGTCCTCGCGGGCCCCGCTTCTTCTTGTGGACCCGCCGATACTTGCCCGTGCGGCTCAGCGTCCCGCGGCGCTTCATCGAGTGCGCGGCGGCGGCGGCGACCTTCGGATCGTATCCTTCGCGGACCATCTCCTGTGTTTTAATTGTGGTGGCTCGAGCAGCCATCATGCGCCTCGCTTGTTGAGGAACCGAATCTTTCCAACGATGGCATCCTCAGCTTCCCCTTGCCGGGGCGGATTCCCGAAGCGCCCATGCGTTTTCAAGGCTGAAAGGCGAAGGGCGATGAATCCCAAGACAAGGTCGGCCTGCTCGCCCTTGACGAAGAGTGCTGGCCGTAAGTCTTTCAGCAGGCGATGGGTAGCCGCAAGGCCCCAGATGGAGATCATATACTGAAGGCGGTGGGTCGGCTTCTGGAGGCGCCGGGTCTTCATCACCGAACAGAAGTGCTTGATCCCGCATCGCGTGAGCAGCTCATCGATCCACTGGATGATACGGGGGTCGGTGTTGCTGAGTTTCACTTCGGGCCGAAATCCCTTCTTCCCCATGGAGGAGAGGGTTATCGTCCCTTCGCCGATGACCAGTCCCGCCAGCATCCCCCGTTCGAATTCCGTCATCGACAACGGTTCGCTCAAAGAGGGATCGCCGAGAACGTGAAGAATGTGCGCCACGGTCACTTCCCCGGTAGGGGCACCATCACCTTCGGGCATTCCCGATGAAAGTACCACCCCGCCGCCTTGACCATCGTGCCTCCCAACCGGTGGCAATGGGCGCACACTATGCTGCGGGGCGCGGCAAACCGTCCCGTGTGCCGCTCGCGCTTGACCTGCTCCGTGCGGTCACTGCTCCTCACATCCCCGGCAGGGCCATACCGGGCGGCATCCCGGGCCCGGCCGGCGCCTGGGGCGAGAGCCGTTGCAAGGCCGCCCGCTGCGCCATGAGCTGGGCGATCTGCGGGGGCAGCCCCCCCATCATCGGATGCGCCCCCGGGCCCGGCGCCTGGGCCCCCCCCTTGCCCTTGGCGGCCTGGGGGCCGCGGAGCTTCTGGATATTGGCGACCAGCTCGGGGAAGCCCATGCCGGCCAGGAACATCAGGATGGACTGGAACCCCCCCCCGCCGGCGCCCGCCTCCTCCCCAGCGCCGCCGGCCATTGGCGGCGGCGGCAGGCGCATCGGCATCCCCATGCCCGCTCCCGGCATGCCGTCCATTACGCAACTCCTGCAGGCTGTCCGGCCTGCTTCTTGCCGCCCTGGCCCTTCGCCGGCTGCGGCGGCGGGCCGAATTGGGCCGCCTCTTCTTTCGCCTGCGTCATCTTCCCGTGGGGGTCGGCCTCGCCGAGCGCGCGCAGGACGTCGCTGCCGGGCCCGAGGCCGGCCTGCCAGAGCTCTTTGAACAAGAGGGCGCGCTGGACTTTCGTCACGGCCAGGCTCGAGCCCGGCGTGATCCGGAAGGTGAAGTCGCGCCACGCGACCTTCACGCGGTCCTTGATCGCGTCGGCGAGCTCGTCCACGCCGAGGCCCTTCCCGTCGCCGTTCTGCTTGGCGAGTTTCTCCTGGATGTCTTTCTGCGCCAGGCCCACCAGCTCGCTGATGAGCTTCTGGCGCTCGAAGGTGAACTGCTGGAACTGCTCGCCCGGCCCCAGGAAGGTCAGGATCCGGTCGCCCGTCCAGAACTGAAAGATGCGGGAAATCCATTTTTGCCCGAGGCGTTGCAAGAAGCCCTCCAGGCGGCGCGCGTGAAATCGCACGAGCGTCTGCCCGGCCTGCTGGAGGCCTTCGAGCTGCGCCCCCGAACGGACTTCGAGGCGCCCGCGCCCCTGGAGGTTCACGTCGGCCAGGCCCGAAAGGTAGTCCACCGTCTGGACGAGGAACTTGGCGAACTCCAGAAAGTCCGCCGGCATGGCCAGGGGCGCCTGGCGCTCCACGCTGAAGCCGCGGCGGCGCGCCACGCAGATCGCCCCGGACTTGCGCAGGATCTCGACATCTTTGGGCGTGAGGGCCTGTTCGTCGTAGACGATCCAGCCGTAGCCCAGCCGGATGCGGTTTTCGAGATAGAGCTGCCCGATCCGGTTCAGGCTCTCCTGCACGCGCCGCAACGCCGCGACTTCCGAGCGGCCCCAGGGGTGTTCGAGGTCGGGACGGCCGTCGAGCATTTCGAGATCCCACTGGCCGTCCCAGTAGGGATTGGCTTCGTCGAGCAAGATCACGTCGTCGCCGTCCCCGCAGCCCCCGCGGATGATGTGCCGGCCCTGGGGATAGACGCGCGTGCCGTCGTCGTTGAGGGCCGGATCCTGGAACTGATACTCCATCAGGCGGGTCCGCGGGATCGCCCCGGGCTCGAGGGCGGCCCGGTTGACCTTGCTCCGCCACATGCCGGTGAGCCGCCGCATGAACCCGGGACGCTGCTCCGAGGGCTTCTTCGCCGTATCGGTGATGCGCGCGTCCGGCTTGACCATCATCCCCGGGCCGGGAAAGCGGTTCCACACGTCCCACAGGCACTCGGCCGTCTCGACACAGACATATTGGGCCTTGTCCAGGTCATAGCTGCTGACCACCGAGGGATCCATCCGGACGGTGCGCGGATCCAGGACGGTCGGGACGACGTCGCCGCGCCCGAAGTCGGCCTCCCGGTCCCAGGGGAGCTTCACGAAGCCCGCGCCGGGGATGCCGACGAAGTAGGCGAGGCGTTCCAGGACCAGCTCCATCGAATACTCATCCCAGGCGGCGTCGAAGGCGTTTTTCAGGACGTCGGCCGTGGCCTTCAGGCCCCCCTTGCGCGGCCCGATGAAGACGGTCGGCTTCTGCTCCGTGAGCAGGGCGGTCTTGCGGTCGATCGTGGCCCCGATCACGTTGGCCTCGAAGAGGGGATTGCCCTCCATCTCCGGCATCTTCCACTGCCCGCGGAAGAGGTCGATCCAGTCCTCCCAGCGATCGGCGCCGGCGGCGTCCTTGGCGGCGCGCGATTCTTCGTCCAGGCGGTCTAAGAAGGTCAGCAGGGTCTTCTCGCTGCCCTTCGCGGGGGGACACTTGCTCAGATCGAGGCCCATCAGGACTCCCCCGCGGCCGTGCGAGCCGCCCAGGCCTGCCCGCAGGACGAACACCAGTCATAGGCCCAGGACGGCGCGAGGAGCACGCGGATCCGCTCCTTGTGGCCCGGCGGGCCGCAGAAGTGCTCCACGGCTTTCTGTGCACCGTCCTCTGGCGAGAGCGCCTGGAGCATCAGCCGACCTTCGCCTGCGCGTAGTAGGCCGCGGCGCAGTCGTTGCTGCACACCGGCTGGCCGGGGTACGACGGCGTGAATTCGTGATCGCACACGGGACAGGGATGCGGCAGGGCTCCCGTGGCCCCGCTCAGGAATTCGTCGCGATTCGGGATGACCATGTGCTGCTCGTTATCACACACCCAGGCGATGCAGCTCCCGAGGGCCTGGAGCTCGGTGAAGCCGCGCTCTTCTTTCAGCACGCGCAGGCGGTCGGCCCAGGTGGGGTCGATGGCCGAGAGCCAGGCGAGGACGCGCGTGGCGGACGCCTCCAGGCCGCCGTACTGCTCCAGGACATAGCGGGCCAGCGCCCGGTCGTACTCTTTCACGTGCTCCGGCAGGTCGTCGTAGGCGTCGGGATGCCGGGGCTTCTCGTGACCGGCCTCCGCGTTGCGCCGCGCCTGGCCCTGATAGACGGCGTGGAACGTCCGGGCCAAGTCCTCGATCTCGGACTCCGCCATCACTTCACCCCCGCCAATTCCTTGATCATCCGGTCGGCCCCGTGCACAGCCCGGAGCTCCTCGAGGTCCGTGTCGTCGGTCGTGGCCGGATCCTGCCAGCCCTTCGGGGCCGCTGCCTCGGGGCTTTGCATCGCCATGCCGAAGGTCTCGTCGTCCTGAATCTGCGCCGCGATCAGCAGGGCCATGACCAGATCGTCGTGCTTGCCCGGGGCGGCGCGATAGGTCTCCGACGTCTCCGTGGCCTCGACTTGAAAGGTCCGCATCTCGTTGAGCAGGAGCTCGGACTTGATCGGGAGCTGCCGGTGATTGAGCAGGTGCCGCGTGGTGGAGACGAGGAGCTTCTTGCTTTTATTGCTCGTCTCCCATCCCGAGTGCTGCGAGAAGGTCGGGACGGCCCGGCCGCGGTAGCGCCAGACGTAGAGGTTGGGGTAGCCCATCTTCTGCAGGGCGTCGTTGATATAAAAGCCGATGCCGTCGATCTCGACGCCGACGTGCGCCCAGTTGTACCACTGCCCGAGGGCGTACACGAGGGGCGCCAGGTCGCCCGCGTTGACGTGGCTGCGATATTCCGCCACCTGCTCCCGCGTCCCCCGCTGCAAGACCTGCATGGTCGAGAAGTCGCCGTATTCGAGCCCCTGGGCCGTGTCCACCCCGATATCGTACTGCGCGCCCGGGAGAGGCGGCTCCCACACCCGGAGATCTCCCGTCGGGTTGTCCAGCATCTTCGGGCCCGGGAAAATATCGGCGACCTGCTTGGGCGGGACGATGCCGCGCCGCAGCTCTTCCAAGATGCGCCCGTCGAACACGCCCATGCCCAGGCTGATCCAGGCGTCTTCCGGGCGCAGGGGGTATTCCTGGTTGAACAGGCTCTCGGCGATGGAGTCCCCCCCGAATTGCTGGATTTTATAGCGGCGCCAGTGGAGGAATTCGAGGGAGCACTGAAAATGCTTGATGAGCCGGCGCTCGTCGCGCGTCGGCCTGAATTCCTCGTCGTCGGGGATGGGGAGCTGGTACTCCGGCTGGATGTGCGGCGGGCAGAAGACGAAGTCGTAAATATCTTTCCCGGATTGCGCGCGCTCGCACTGCTCGTGGAACCACTCGCCCGACGTATGCGCCGTGCTCTCGTTGACGATGATGGTCCCCGGCGCATCGGGGACCGAGGGCAGGAGCGAGGCCGACAGAAGATCCGCCATCTCGCGCGAGCTGCCATACTTCGCGCTCTCCGAGAGATGCAGGACGACGTTGGTGGTCCCGGTCCCGGAGTGGATATTCTTGGCCGTCTGGAAGCTGATCCGCGAGCGCAGGCCGGGATAGCGGTCGCGCGTCTTGTCGTCGGGGTTCTCGAACGTCAGCTCTTTCTTCGAGTTGTAGCGCTCGAGGGGCTTGATATCCCGGTCGAGGCAGTCGTAGTAGAGGCGGGAGATCCCGAAAATATGCCCCGTCGTATCGGGATCTTGGGCAATCGTCAGCATCGCGCAATTCTTGTTCAAGCTGACGACGTGGAACCCCCGCGCCTCCCAGTACGTGCTCCCCCCGGGCTGCCGGCACTTCAGGCAGACCTGGCGGATCCAGCCCCACTTCTTGAGCTGCGCCTGGGCGGCCGCTTCCATGCGCTGCTGGCTGGGGTTGAACGTGAAGGGCACGGGCGGCGAGCCCACGGCGATGGCCTCGACGTGCTCTTCGATCTGGCCGTCCCGGCCGGTCGGCTTGTACGACCGCCGCGGCTTGGGCTTGATCTTCAACTGCTCCCGGCAGAAGCGGGGGAAGTCGCGCCGATACTGCTCCGCCTTCACGGCGGCCAGCAGCGCGTCCGGCTTGACGGCCGCCGTCACTGCGGCACCACGATCCCGGTGTCCTGCACCGGCTTCATCGTCACGGGATACTCCAGCATCACCAGGGGCGGGGGCTGGCCCTCGGGGACCTCCGGCGCCTGGGGCAGGACGATCTCCACGAAGAGATGCTGCTGGTAGCGCGGCTCCAGGGGCTTCACGACCGTCCGGATCGCCTGTGTCGGGATCTTGAGCTGCCCGGCCAGCCACTCGTAGCTGACCAAGATGCGCACGCGGCGCCGCTCGATGGCCGTGCGGTCGCCCCCGTTGCCCTGGCTCATGCCGCCTCCTGCTCGGGCTGCGGCTGCACGGCCTCCACGTCCAAGGCCCCAAAGCCCTCGGGGAAGGGCTCGCCCGCGTTCACGGTGTCTTGCGCCGTCTCGCGCCAGCGGCGGTTGGGGTCGGGGTCCCGCCACGCGCTCATGGGCTGTCCCGTTCCACAGGGACCGTAACTCATGCCGGGTCCCGCCCTTCGCTCGATGCCGTGGGCTCCGACGACAGCTTGGCCGGCCGCCGCGAGGGATGCTCCGGGAACGTGCCCGTCCGGATCGCCGTCATCAGATCGTCCCGGACCTCGTTGGGATCCCCCGGCCAGTGGGTGATCTCGGCCGCCTTGATCGAGACCCCGAACCGGTGGAGCGTCTGCAGGAACCGCCGCGTCTCACAGTCGGGGCAGCCCACGCGCAGGCATCCCAGCACCTTCTGGCCGTCCCCGCGGTCCCGCTGGCACCCGTGGCCTCCGATGGCCGTGATCTCGATGCGGAAATCGCCCATGCGCCCGCTCCTTTCGCAGGGTTATGGCTCTGGCTCTTCGGGCTCAGGTTTCTTCTCGGTCACCCCCTCCACCGGGGGGCCCCAGGGGGCGTGCACGTGGGAGCCCGACGGGGGCCCGAAGCCGGCCAGGCCCCGGCGCGCCCGCACGATCCCCTCGCCCCACCGGCTGGGCGGTCCGTCCGACGGCCCGAGGGCCGGCCCCAGGTCGCGCATGGCGTGCGCAATCTTGCGTAGCCAGTAAATCCCCTCGATCAGCAACACGGTGAGGATGGCCAGCAGCAGGAGCTCGATGGTCTGGTAGGGCATCATCCCATGGCCTCCAGGCGGCGCGCGACCTCGGCGCTGATGCAGTACGGGGCGAGTTCAGGGCACGCCGCGACGTTGACGAGCCCCGGACCGATCACGGCCAGCCGGTAGCGTCCCGTGAGCCGGTCCAGCATCGGGACTTTCACGACCTCTGGCAAGAGCCTGGTGGAGATCCGTTCCGCCTCGAAATCGTCTTCCATGAGTTAACGCCCCGCGTTAAAGTCTTTCGCTCAGTGATTCTCTGAGGTTAGAGGAAGACTACGCCAAAAGTATGAGAGCATTTCGCTCAATGTTTGCACGAACATCCGTTCTCTTACGAGGGCATGACGCAGTGCGCAGCGCCCCCCCCTATATATAAATACCCCCCCCTATTCGGTACGCGGCGCCACGGGATTTTCGCTCCGGGGCGCGCCGCGGCGACTACGTTGAGCAAGCCTGCGGCGTGGGGGCCACCCCTTCCGCCCGGGCCGCCCCTCCGGGGACCGCGCAGGCGATGCACCGGCCGTCCGGGGCCTGATGGTGCCGCGTCACCCAGTGCCCGCAGGTCGCCCGGGAGATACCCTGGACCACGGCCACCAGATCCTCCCCATCGTGCGAGATGGGACACGCCTGGACGAAGTGGTGGACCTCGCCGGGCTGCTCCCCGTGCCGGCGCTCCTGCACCGGCTGAGTCGCCTGCTCGATCACGTTCCGGTCCCCGTCATCCATGCGCCGACGTTCCTTTCGATGGCCACCCCGTACCCGCGGTGCAGCCAGATGGCCACGGTTTCCCAGAATCTCTCGGCGGAGGCCCTCTTCCACGGTGCGCGGGCCACATCCTGCGGGGTGAAGCTACACACGGTCCGCCGGCGGTCCAGCACGGTGGCCAGGAGGGAGGCGCGGGCGCGGCTCATGCCGTGATCCTCACGAAGGCGCCGCCCCTGGTGTGCGTGCTGGCGTAGTATTCTGCCGGGGTGAGATGCCGTACGGGACCGGTGTGCCGCACGGCCTCCATCGGGTCGTCGGAGTGCAGGCGCACCGACTGGAAATTCTGTGGGCAGTCGCGCCAGAAGGGATCGTCGCCGTACTGCGGGAGGGCTCGCCACGATTTCCGGGAGCGGCGGGAGAGGGGGGAGCTCACGGCCGGCCCACGTTGGTCAGGGTGCACAACGTTGTTCCATCTGTGGAACGGAATTCTACGACGTCAGACTGGAGGCGGGGATCCAGGAGGACGGGGCAACCGAAAAGTGAGGAATGAACGGGGGAGAGAGCCAAAAGTTTTTCGCGCGAGTGCGACCGGCGAGCCCCCCCCATCGGGTCCGCGGGACCCGTGTCCAGGGGGTTGTCTATACCGGTTCCCGAATTTAACATAATAGCTCTTCTGCGAAGTGCATCTTGTAACACGGCGAAAGCACGGCGTTTGCTGTTACGTTCCCGTGCCATTCTTCCGCCCTTGCGAGGCAATTTTCTCCAACTGAGCGTCCGAGAGATGGCTCACGTCCGGCCGCGTCTCACGTTCGATCAGTAACGCCACATCGCCCTTGCCCACGCCCATGGAGGAGAGCTTTAGCATGGCGATTCCGATGGAGGCCGCCAACTTGTCATCGTCGGTTGACTCCTGGATCGCCTTTAACCTCGCGAGTATTTCCCCTCGTAGGTCTTCGAGGGATTGCACGGGATCAGCCGAGTAGGCGTCAACGTCTTTGGGGTCCAGCACGAGTTTAGAATTCACGCCCCAGAGGCGCCGACGTTCAGCCCTTCCCCTCTCGCGCTGCTCCGGCGTATCGTCACCCTTGCGTCTTGCCATGGCGCCTGGGCACTGCCCGTTGGGCGATAAATTCCGCAATACTGGCCACGGAGATCATCCGCTTGGCCCGCGTGAACCGCCCGAATCGATAGCGTTGGACGCGCGAGGCAAGTTGCCCGCGCCGGCAGTAGGAGATCACCGTATAGGGACTCACCCCGAGCAACCGCGCGGCCCCGTCGTAATCCACCCACGTTGGACCCATGCCCCATGCCGGTATCACGACCTCGGAGCCACTGTCAACCTGATTTTTCTCATTCTCTAAGCGTAAGTCTTCGGTACTAGTGCATCGCGTTAAAAATAACGCATCGCGATGTGACAGATACGGTCATCTAAGTCCACTTTAGAATTCACAACTTGCCACGTTTTGTCGGCCAAGTGACACTCTACATCACTTTCTAATCTTCTACAAACGTGTTCGATAGAACCTAACTATACGAATTCACGTTGACACGGCGCGCCGTTAGGTGTATGGCATGCCCTTTGCTTGCTTTGCTGAATCCTCCACACTCAATCCCTGGATAGGCCTCGCGCGGGACAGAAAGGGACCTCTCACGATGACCTCACGATGGAACACAACGTGCCGGGCATGCGGGGGCCCGGTATCGGTGGGAGAGAGAATCGCCCGCTCCCATGTTCTCCATACCCGCCGCGGGACCATGGCCTGGGTCCACGTCACGTGTGTAGACGTCGGAGAAGCCCACCACATCCCGGAAACGGAACCGGAACCGGAACCGAGGGAATCCGAGACCGAACCGGAACAGGCCCAGGAACCCGCCCCGGAGGCCCCACAGGCCCCGAAGAAGGCCCGCCCCGAGCAACTAGCCATTGACGCGCTGGCCGATGCCTTGCGGGGCAAGGTGCAGAACGGGCGACCCCACCT